ACAGTGACACCACTATTTATAACAGGGCTTACTGTATGTGCATTTTTTCCTAATGTTATCGTATAATCTGTTGTCACGTTAGTGTCCGATTCAAAAAATACCTCATCATTACCTCCTCCCGTATCTCCAGCACCGCCTCCTACAGCAGTAAACTCAGATCCGTTATATATCTCAGCAGAACTTGTCGTATCATTAAATCTAAAATCACCTTTTGAAGGTGAACCAGGTCTTTGTGCAGTAGTTCCAACAGGTATTTGTAAAGCTGTTGTGTAATTGTGTATAACATCTCCAGTAAATGTTGCTCCTGTTAAGGCTGCGTGACCAAAGTTTGCTTCATTGATCTTTCCAAGAACAACATAAGTTGCAGTATCTCCCGAAACTGCGGTTGCTATTTTTAATTCGTTAGTTGATGTATTTATATGAGGTTGAAACTGAGCTATATTCGCTGCTCCTGATGGATCGCTACTTCCAGAACTTATTGTTCTTAATGCTTGAAATATTTCATTTAGCTTTGCACGAACCGCAGCACCCGTTCCATTGGCGGTTTGATAATTATTACCTGTTTCGCTGGTAGTAGAGCCTGGTCTAGCCATTTATAAAACAAATATTGATTTCATTCTAACTTGCTTTACCAAATCCGACAGCTTGATATGTAAAATTCCTATCAACTGAATTATTTGATGAATTTTTGAAGTGTACACTAAATCCCGTTCCAGTGACATTAGTAACCTCGAAGAAATCTCCTGATGCCATATTATAAGCTGTAATGCCAACAGAAGGCAAACTACTGTTCGCACCACCAAGTCCAGAAGTCCCTGTAAAGAAAGCGTGTTGGAACGTTACTGCCTTTGCTCCTGCTCCACTTGCTATGGTTGCAGCACTTTGCTCCGTTCTTCTTTGCATGGAAGCTGTATAACCTAACTGGAATACTCGAATATCCTGTGCTGGATCATCACTTGTTAAATTCACTTTAAATTGAAAACCTCTTCCTTTATAAGTTCCATTAGCAAAGGTCTGAAATCCAGTGTAAGTAGGAGATCCAGTATTAGGATTATCCTGAGTGACTCGGACTAACATTTCTGCGTTTACTTCGGTTGCAGTTAATCCTTCAAAATCGCTTCTTGCATCGAAATCTGGAATCGAATCAATAAGATCACTTGGATAAAACGCTTCTGTTAAAAAATGACGCTTGAGGTCGAGACTAAATACATCTCCTAAATCTAAAGTAGTACCTCCAGCCGTTCCACCAAACTCATAAGTACCTAATGGTGCAATGCCTCCCACATCATCAAGAGATGAAACTAAATCAAAATCTGCAATACTATCAAACTGACCAACACCAGTTAAATTTAAAGAGTTTGTTGTTGCATCAAAAGCAACATTAGTTTTTGTTCCTTGAAACTTAGGTACATCTTGATCTTCTCTTCTTGTCTGAATTAATTTTGCATCTAAATTATCTGGTAAATCTAAAATTACACTTGCTTCACCAGCACTAAATCTACCTCCATCATCTTGAAATTTTAAAATATATTCACCCTCAAGATACGGGACTTCCGCAGTTGTGGTATTGCCTGAAAGTGCCTCGATTAAGTCAGTAGCGTTAGAAAAAGAACCCGTTCCATCAACTTTTGAAGAATGTCTTACATAGACACGACCACCATGCGTAACATCTAAATCTGTTGCTAAATTCCAACGTAATCTTACTAATTTTTCATTTATAGGTTCAGCAGTAAGTCCTGATACATCAGCAGGAACAGCAGTTTTACCGATAGTATTAAAAGTTTCACTAACATCTGTAGCACTAGCTTCTAATGCAGCATTTAAACTACGAACAGATACTTCATAAGATCCTACTTGTGAATTAATAATTTCAAAATCAGGACTACTGGTTGTAGTAGAGACAACGTTATTATCCTTAAATCTATAGTTAACTAGATAATTTGATACACCAGTTACAGGCTGCCATCTAACAATTAATTTAGATACAGGTTGATTATTGATAAGAACTATAGTTTCATTAGCTGATAAACCACTAGGGGGTGGTTTGAGAAGATTTAAAGTTGTTATCTGTTGTACTGGAATTGGTTGGTTATCTTCGATAAACGCATATTTTTCATTTACATAAGCTAATGCTGTTATTTTGTAATTAATTCCATCAAATTCTTCAACAGACATAACTCTGAATGATTGAGCAGAAACAGTATCATTTTCGAGTAACCAAACACTATTAGAATTTGGTGTCTGACTTAAAGCACTAGCTAAAGTAATTACTTTTCCTGATATTGCAGTTATATTTTTAGTCTCAACTGTCCCATTTGGTAGTATTACACTTAATTTAGGATTATTTTCAGTAGATAGATCAGTTGCATCAGAATTATCTACAGTGATCTGGGTTGTTGTAGCACTAGCAATTCTTCCCCCTCTTCTTACACCTGATCTCGCTGGATCGGCAATACTAATAATCGTTCCAGGTCTAACAACTACTCCTGATTCCATTGAAGCAGAGAAATTAACTACTTCTGTTTCTCGTTGTTCTGTAAATAATATTGCTTTAGCAAACCTTCTGGCTTGGCCTCTACTTGTACAGCCTAATGCTTTAACTCTTTTTAAATTATGTCCATATTTATTTTTATAAGCTGCTTCTGCTTCAACTTCTTCAAAATCTAAATCTCTAGTTTCCATGTTAAAAAAGGAAACTGCAACAACTGTAGCTCTAGTTTTTAAACTGCTTCCCGTATAACTAAATCCTTCTTGCCCAACATTAGCCAGTGTAAATAAATAGCTTGGATCTTTTGGGCTGTCTTGAGTAAGAAGTAATGCTCCTTCAGACCAAATGGGCATACATCTCATTATTCCTGATAAAGTTCTTATGACATCAAATGCTTCAACACTTGTTTGAATATTTATGTTGCAAGCAAATCTAGCTTCCTGTCCACCAAATCCATCATCAACGAGCTCATTTGAAAACTTACTTGCAGTTACAAAAGAAAATAGATCTAAATTACTGTCAACAATATGATTACCTAACCCATATCTAGTGTTAGTTAAAAGGTCTAGTAAAATTAAACTTGGGCACGTTGTCCACTGGGCAGCACCCATAACACCATTAAAAATATAACCAGCAGGATAAACAACTCTTCCAGTTTGTAAATCTACAGTTGGAGTACCTGATGAATTAGCTCCTGCACCTGGAATCCTTACTTTTACTCCTCTAATTTTAAATTTTCTATCAGGAATCCTACTAAAAAATTCTGAATCTAAACGTAATCTTGTATATGCACAATCAGGATATGTACTTGAATCATCTTCTAATTCTGAAAAAGATTGCCAGATTAAATCTCGTGATATTTTATCTGTACTATTTGCAGATGTTTTTACAACACGAACATCAACAGGATGAGCACCTGTAAGAGCGATTCTATATTCTCTGTTATAAGCATCTGCTGTTCTTCCTCTGATCGTATCAGAAACTAATGTAGTAAAACCACCGCCATTGTATTGAAGTTGAATATCAAAACTAATCGAAGAACCTACAATATCTCCATCATCTTCCATTTGTTGTAAAAGAGGTGCAGTGAGAGTAACTTTTACTGCATCTAAATCACTGTTATTAGTAAGCTGTCTAGTTACAGGAACACCATTTGAGACTTCTAATCCGACATTGAAAACAGAAGAACTTCCCGAAACTTTTGACATTTTAGTTTGAGAACTCGTTCCAAAACGTACGTCAAAATCTACATTTTGATGATTAAATTCAGCGTTTTGTGGATTAGTCGAATCAGCAGTAGCAGCCAATATAGGAGTATCATCTAAAAAAATATCTTTCTTTGCAGCATTAAAATATGCAGTCGTTCCTTTAGTTCTTCCTTCTTTTGATGGACTTGAAAAACCTTCAATCTCACCTTCAGAAATAAGATCAAGTAAAGTAGCAAACTGCTTACTATGTAAGTTATCTGGAGTGATAGTCGGAGGGCTACCTCCACCTCCTTTTTTACCTCCACCACCAGCACCAGCAATATTTGGCCCTAATCCTGCATTATGAACACGAATTGTATTAGCAATAAAAGTATGATGACCTTCAACAGTTAAGTTGTAGACAGTATGTGTTCCAATAGCTTTACGTTCAATAATTGGTCTTAAATGACCAAACTCATCAACTAAACAATCATCAGTTCCTAAAGTATCTATTCCAACAAACGCATTAAATTGATTTAATACCCAATGATTTGGTGTTGCATCTAAAGTTTTACCACCCCATATTGTGTACTTAACAACTGGTTCGTTTTCATGCTCATGTACTTTTAAAACTTTTGCATGATAAATAGTACCTTTATCATCGAAACTGGAAACAATATCACCAACATTTATTTCTTTTATTGGTTTTGAACCACCTGGAATAGATACAGGAGTATCACCAGTAAAACAACCGCCACCGCCTGATCCTTGTATATACTTGCTGTTAGTCATACTTGTACCGCTTCTGTATCTACATCACCACTTATAACAACTGATCCTGTAAATATTTCACCATAAACAATAGGAACAGGAGTACCAGCCCTTGCTGTATTTTGCGTACCAGCAAAATTAAACGATATTTGTGGATTATCTTCAAATGTAGGCTGCTGAGTTGGAAATAACATTTCACCAACACCTGAAATAACCATACCAGCACCAATAGCACTTAATCCTGTACCAATAGCTGTACCAATTCCTGTACCAGCAGCAGCACCAAGAAAACTTGTCGTACCAAACAATCCTGCACCTGGAAAGAAAAATGATGCACCAATTAAAAATGCTCCTGTAAGAAAACGACCAAAGCCACCTCCTGCTCCTTGGATTACTGGAACAATATGAATATCCTGCTGTCCTATTGGATAATTTATTTCATCTTTATTTATTTCATAATTACCAATTTTTACCTGATAAAGTTTAGGGTTCATATATGCTTCAACTTCTGGAAAATTATTTACTAAAAAACTAATAGCTTGAGGTAAATTATGCACTTTTACTTCAAACTCTTTATGGCCTACAAATTTAGCCAATTCTCCATATAACTTTAATTTACGCAACATAACGATACCGCCCTCCTGTACATTTTAACAACCAAGGTGAGTATGGCTCTCTACAAGATAGTCTATCTGCTAAATGATGTAAAACATCCCCGTCTAAGAAAATAGCCACATGATTTAATCCTTGTCCAAAGATACTCATTGCTAAAACATCACCATTTATCAATTCTTCATCTGGAGTTAGTAATCTAAAACCTCTACTTGGCAAATATCTTTCAAACACTGGATCTGCTAAAAAATCTTCTACTTTTGCTGGTCTTTGATAATCTAATAATTCAATATTTTTTTCTTCTTTATACCAATCAACAACTAATGACCAACAGTCTGTTATACCCCATACCCACTCTCTTCCTAATAATGGAGCTTTATAACCACTTGGCTCGCAATAACCCCATTGTTCTGTTTTTGGATTAACAATATGCCAAGGTAGATTTGAATTTTCACAACTAATTAAATCCGCTTGACTAGGAGTTGGAGGAGTAATTGGATGGCTATGAACAATTCCTGTAATCTCACCGACAGAATCAGCTTTTACATAATCTACTGGATCGAGAATGAAACATTGATATGAAGTCATAGAAAGATTATTGCAGGGATAATATCTTTCTTTTCCTTTTACATTTAACAAAAGACCAACAGATTCTTTGGGATCTTCAACTTTTGCGTGACTAAGAGCAGCTTCTTTCCAATCACTCATGGCATGAATGTACCAATAGAGGGAAATAATTGTTTAGTACAAACTCTTAAAGGTATTCTTATATTTGCTAAATCAAAAGAAGCAGCTAATTCAAATTGAACTACAGATCTACTTTCTGCTGATTTTCTATCAATTTTATAAATTTCTTGAGGATATTCTGCTGTAGGATCTGGTGTTCCATAGGGATTTGATTGACTTGTAGAAGTCACACTTGTTTGTTGCTGAATTGTATTTGGGTTGTTCATCGTAATTGTATTACCCATATTATTTCCGTGACTTGTACAGTAATATCTCAAATCATTTGGAGCAGTTGGGTATGCTGGTTGATAAGTTACAGTCGCATCTGTTCCAAGTGTTCCAGCATTAGTTGTTGTTTGCTGCCCACCAGCATCAGATTTTATTCTTAAAGGATGTCCAACATTAGAACTATGAGATTGATTAAAAATATAAGTTGAGCCACGTTTCATTGTAATAACTGGTTTCTGAACCCCATTTATTGCAAAAACATTTGCACCACCAGAATCTTGAACCACTGTGACAGTATATGTGACAGTTTCTACGTCAGAAGGATCTGCAATAGTCGAAGTTGTTGTAGTTGTTGAAGCCACAGGGTTAAAATTAGCAGAATCTAAAAACCTAGCTAAAGTAGTTCTTCTTTTTACTATCGCACCAGTAAGATCATTTCCAGGAGTTACTTGATTTACGTTTAATAAAATAGCTGTAATTACATTAGTCACATTACTAATCGTCAATGTAGGTCTAGGTAATTGACCATTTGCATATTTAAAGCCTTCAGCTTCCATTGGTATTGCAATATAAGTATTCCCATCCCAAATAATATTTCCATTATTTATTTCATTCGTGCCAGCGTGAAACCTATATGTGGTAGCAGATCCATGTAAAGCTGCGTCTGTTGTTAATTCAAATAACTCTATAAGTGACCCAGGATTTATTGCTTGGGTTTCAGATACAGGATTTGCCATTAGGGTTCAAATACTTGTGTAAATGTTGCATTTATTCTATTTCTATTAAATTCAAATATTTCTTTAGTAAAGGAAGGGCATACCCATTTAAATGTAGTAGATGAATCTGGAGGAGACCAATCAAATGACGCTCCATCAACTTTTCTTGCTTCTAAAAATGTTTCAATCTCAGTTGCATCTTCATCATCAATATTAAATGTCAAACTCCATTGTTTTGCTTTTTGATTTATACCAAAAGTAAATCTTTGTTGGTAGCCATCACCAAACTGAACTGTTCTGGTATTAGTAATATCAGTTTTACTTGCAGAAAAAACAGGGTTGTAATCAGGAAAAGTAGCCATTATGTTAATAAACCTCCTGGTCGTTTTTGTTTTAATAATTCCGATTGTATCGCTGCTGAAATAGCTCTGCCAAGTTCTTTACTTTGTTGTGCATCGCCTTGAACAGACGATCCAGAAGCATCAATATTTACATTTATATTTGTACTACCTCCTCCTAGTTTATCGTTGGGTATTATCGTGCCTGATTTTCTTGGTACGAATAGTTCTGGCCCTTTTTCTCCTACTATTGACGCTTTTCCTACGGGTGGTCTACCTCCATTTGCAAAATTTAACATTGGTAAACTACCAAAAATACCAGGAGCAACACTTCCTAAAATAGTATTCACACCAAGCCTTACAAGTGTATTAGCCAAATCATTTAATATTGATTTTGCAGCATCCCCTAAAGTTTTGGTTTGCATTATCGCAGCAGTTAAATTATCACTAACACCAGAAGCGATAGATTGACCAATCTTT